GGTGAAAGTTTAACTAGATTATCAAAACAGACACAGAGAGAATTGTGGATCAGAATATTATTTGCAAAGAAATTATGATTGTCTTCTACTTCAATATCATATACATCTAATTCTTGAATACCAAGAGATTCAACTTTGCATTTTCCTGTTATATAATTCATTTATTTTGTCCGTACATTTTAAAATTGTAGAAAGTTTATCTTTCTTATAATCAGATTCTCACCATTTTGTAAAGTTTTTATTTTAATTGCGCCGTAATTATAATGTCATCTTCAACTATATATTTTGGTTTAATAGAAGTATAAGCATTATTTCTACGAACGATAACTGAGTGATCACCTGTAACTACAACGGAATTTCCATCTTCCGAAGTAATACGAAACATTTCTTTTTTAACCTTATGTTTCATAACATATTTTATTTGTTTTGTTTCTATTTGTTCTTTTTCTGTATTGAATGATTTCGTAGTAATGCCAACAGTAGGTTTAACAAAATTTTGATTTTCTGGATCATATTTAGTATAATCTGAAAACATATCATATAATTTTTCGATTGGGATCTGTTTGTCGTTTACATAGACAAGACTAGACCCGACGCAACTATCGGTATCATTATAGACAACATAATCCATTTCCTTCTTACAGATTTTAGACATGTAAGCATTTGCTGTTCGTGATACTGCTTGAATTGCATATTGGCCGGTGGTCGTAATACCTTCTGCAATTCGATTATCAAAGAATAGAAAATATTTATTGGCCATAGCACCAAAGAGGCTGTTTAACGCATATGTGTTCGAATTAGTTTGTTATTCTAACTCCGGGAAGACCCAGCTATATGTTCCCATATAGATCAGACTATCTCATCATCTCATAGAGATGCCATGCACTTCCAGACACTTGTCTGTACTTCCTTTCGGAATAGTCGTTACACCTTCCCATTGCTGGGCTTGGCTCGGTATTGTCCGTTCTGGAGTTTCACCGAATTCACATGGTTTGCTTTATGTGTCGCCACATAAAGGTGCAGTTGTTTACACTTTAATTGCTAACTGAAGAACCCCGAATCTAGCTGAATCGGATTTTAGTTTATGAGCTAACTGCATTAACTGCTCATCAGTCAATGATGAAAACTCGCTAGAATTACTATTCATAATTTATTACCTCTATTAGGACTATTTTAAACCAAAAGATGTTGAATGTAAAATAATATGACTATTACGCTAAACCTCTTTTAACCATTTCTGTATGAACTTTTTCATATTCACGTTTCAAACGTAGCATTTCATCCTTTGCTGCCTTGCGTTTACCGAACATAGATTCAGTAAGCCGTGGCATCACACCCCGAATATCTCTTCGATAACGAGAACCATTAGCAGCAAGAGCATAATCAGATTCATTACTAATATCTGTGTTGAGAAGTGTATCAATAGAAATTCCATCCACCATGTCAACAATAGTTTCTGGCGACATATTCAGTGACATAATAAAACTTGGATATAGTGATGTAGCATCCAATACACCGGTCCACTTATACAAGCCTGGAACAACATCTTTCACAAAACCTCCAACAATTTGGTGATCAGACGAATGATGCTTTTTTATTGGACAGAATACATTTTCCTCATATAGAGTAGAAAGAATATATGATTCCCAAGTTTTCACAGGTGAATAAACATCCGAGTAATTTACTTTAGTCAAATATGCCAGAGTTACAGCCAAATAAATTAGGCCAAGTTTGTCCTCAAGTTTAACAAGAAGATTTACGTCCTGAATATTATAAGAAACAAAACCATCAGGGCCTTCGGCCGTGTCATTCCAACCAAGTTCATAATGTTCTTTGAACGACTTGTATTTGTTCTCGGTTTTACTTTCACCAATTTCAACCTGGCCAATATAGCCAAGTTTATAACTTGGACGATTAATGAATCTGAACTTCTTGTAAAGATCCAACATGTCAAGTACCGTACGACCAGAAATTTCATATCTAAGATATTCACGGTCCATAATTGTTTCCAATTTAGCATCTACGTGACCAAACGGACTCAGACGATCAAGTGCTCGTTGACCAAGCAGTTTGATGATTCGAGAACCCAAATATGCCATATCAAACTGAACGACATTCCAACCAGACATAATGTCAAAATCAACTTCAATGCAATAATTAATCCATTTAAGCAGTAAATCCTTTTCATCTGTACATTGAATGTACTCAGTACCCTTGGCATTGCTTGGTTCGATGCCAAACGTCACCATTTTTGCCTGCTTATTGGAATAACATGAGATAAGAAGAACAGTCTCTGGAGCGTTTCTAGTGTCAATTGCCCCATGACCCGTAGTCGTTTCAATATCCAAATATAGAAGTGAAAGAGCTGATAATTCTACATTAAGTTCACCTCTGAAATTCCGATGTATAAAGTCATATTCATATCGGTCATTGCCGTGAATTTTCATAACATCAGAATAAGATTTTACATAATCTCGGGCTTCTCGAATGTCACTAAATTGAATCTCGGTTAAACTTTCACCAAACAGAGATTTGTATTCGGTTGATTGACCGGGAACATATAGAGTTGGTTTATGCTGCGCATCTGCAGTTTGCACACGTTTTCCGTCTTTATATCCACGGAAGTAAATCTTATTAAATCTTTGTTCGACTGATGTATAAATTAAGGCCATATATTTTCACGTATTAATAATTAATTCTATCACAATAGAATGCTTTGTAAACTAAAAATGGCTTCGCGAAGCCATTCTTGTTTTATCAAGTAGTTATTCTTCTACTTTATCTGCCAATGTGGTTTTTAGCAGAGCAATAACTTCAGAAAGTTTTCGCACAATTTTCCGGGTGGATCCATCTACATTAGCAACATAGACAACGAATCCACCGTCATTTTTTTCAACATTAAAATTTACTTCATTCATAATTTTCATTTATTCGGTTGGGAATACTTTTTGGTACAATTCAACGATGTTTTCTTGGTCGATTGAAACTGCATCCAAATTCTGCGCATGATAAATCCGCGACATTTTCTTCAGATATTTAGCTGGGAGTTCAGAACCTTCAGCAAGATTAGCAAAAAGCTCTTTAAGAAAATCACGTTCGCCTTCGATGCGAGTGTATGCAGCAGATGCCTCTTGCATAGCATCCTTAATTGCTTTCAAAACGACTGGATCATTTGGCATGACGATTTGGTTTGTGTCAATAATGCTCATAATATTTACTTTCTTTGGTTACAAAAGATATAACATCTTTATTAATTTGTTCACTTCTTCTTCATCTGTATGAAAAACCATTTTAAAATTTTGTTCAAGAAGATCCTGTATCACAACAAGAAATGTTTTCTCTGTGACACCAGTATCCACCATAGATAATTTAACCAAGAACCTATTGTTTATAAGAAATTTCTTAGATTTAATAAGTTCTTGGATTTTATCTTGATTATTTTTAGGTTTCTTTTCCATATTGGGCACACATTAAGTTACCCAATATTTAATGAGTTTACCTAATAGCAATCATCTTTGGTTTTCTTTCTTCTGGAACAATTCGTTCCATACTAATAGACAAAATTCCATTAGTATAATCAGCAGAACCGATCACAATGTTCTCTGAAAGCATGAATTTGCGTTCAAAATTACGAGAGGCAATGCCATTCCAAATCCATTTTTTGTTGGCGCGCGCATCTCGTTTATCATCTTTCTTACCTGACACAATAAGTTGATTATCTTTCACCTCAATTGTGATGTCAGATTTATCATACCCAGCAACAGCAAGCTGAATCATAAATTGATCAGGCTCCACCTCAATGATATTATACGGAGGGAATGTTTGTGAGCCGGATGCTGAACTCTTACCTTCATAAAAATAATTCAGTTGGTCAGCAAGTCTGCTAGCACCAATAAAATCTTTATAAAGATTGTTGAGAACGTCGGGATTAATATAAGCCATTTTAAACTCCTTAAGCAAGTTTAGTTTTATTACCACAGACCCCTAAGGCATCTATGGATTCACAGCATTATTGCTGTAAATTCTTTGGTCGGTTACCTAGTGTATATTTTGCAATAAGTGACCATTCTTTTTTCTCTTTAAACGGAATAATCTTAATTTCGGATGCTTCCGTCAAAAACTCAATATCAGATCTATTTAATATAGAACACAACTTCCATTGATCTAAAAATTTTGTAATTGTATTTCTACGTCTATAATCATCTTCCGATATATCTGCCTCTTTTCCATCAAGCAAAAATAATTCTTTAAAATGTACTATCGAATAGTGACCCTGTTTATGTAGAATATGACATGTCTGAAATAAAGTTTTATTCTTTTTAGAAGGTATACCTATTCTAGTTAGTGTTTCTTTAATTAACAAAAATGAATCTGGTTTATCAAGTAAAATTTCTACTCCGATACTAGGTTTTTGTTCTTTCATTATTATTTTTTCCACCATGTTTTCTCAGTTCGGCTTCAATAACTTCCGAGCCAAGTAATTTATAAATTTCTGTACCACGCTTAGTAGAAACGTTCAATCTTGAACAAATATACTCTACATAATCAGTATTTAAGGTAGAAGATTCTTTCTTGGACCACATTTTTTGGAATGATCTATTCCGAGGGACACCTTTTAGATAAAAATCATATTGGATTTTTTTATCAAGCCCAAAATATTTATCCATACATTCGGCAAACAAAACAGTTCGCTCTGAATTAGAAAAAATGCGATTCACCATAAATGGTGTGTATTCTTTATTGAAGAATTCATCCGTAGTGAACAAATTCTCTTTTGTCTGTAGAATACTTTTGGCGATATCAAATGGCGACATAATTATTCAAAAAGATTAGATTCAAATTCTGCAATGTTTTCAACAGTTTCGCGTGCGTCTGTAATCCGAGTTTTCGCTATATCAAAGTATTTTTGATTCATTTCAATACCTATAAAATTTCTATTGAGATTTGCACATGCCACACCAGTTGTTCCAGAACCCATACAATTATCTAAAATTGTATCTAATTCATCCGTATAAGTTTCTATTAAAAATTCCATCAATCTTACTGGCTTTTGTGTAGGGTGATTGTTATTTTTATTATTATCTCTTGGAATACTAATTAGATTATTTTTTGTACTATGAGTATAATATGCTCTAATCCTATTACCGTCTTCATCATACCCAGTACCAGATACTCTTGACGAATCGCTCTTTGTTATCGGCAAAACATGACTATATGGTTTGCTGAGTTTTTCTCCTTGATACTTATACTTTGGTTGTTTTTTATAAAAAACTACTACATCTTCCGTCATTCGAAGAGGTTGTAATTTACTAATAGGAAATCCAGTGCCTCTTTCTTTTAACCAAATCCAACAATATCTATACAGAGACATATTAGAGGAAATTAAAGCTGTAGTAAAAGGTTGTGCCGCCATTAATACTATTGGTGCTGTATCTTTTGCTATTCTGGAATATTGTTCCCACAATCGATCGAACGGAATTACTGTATCCCAGGCACATGCAGTTGTCCCATATGGAAGATCGCACAGAATCATATCAACAGAAGAACCAGGAATCATCTTCATTACTTCAAGACAATCACCTTGGTGTAATTCATAATTCATTGAAACTGACA